TTAGTCTATCACTGGACCCCCAGTAATCTCTCCAATCACTTTCTTTGTAACCTCGTCTTTTATTTTTTTTGCCTTTGAGTGGTGGCTTAGTAGTTTTGAATTTTGCTAGTTTTTTACCTATATATTTTTGGCCTGTAGTGGTATTAGTAATAAGATAAACAAATCCTTCATACTCGTCTGGTATTTCGTCTATTTTTTTACCTTTGTAAGTCCACTGCATGAACTTATATATGTTTACCTAGTCGTTGTTGCCTTTGGTCTTGGTTTTTTTAGTTGTTACGTGTTTTTCGTGTATCTCATCCATGCGTAATTTTGCTAACCTACGAATTTCTCGTAGCCATCTTCTAGCACTAGCATGTGTCCTCACACTATTACGGTCTTCAAATTTGTCATTTTCTTTAAAATATTCCATATAGGCTTTTGTCAGTTGATCATGTACATCATCAATCATAGTATATTGCCTTTAGTGTAATCGGATTAGTACCTGTTGCGTGTGCAGCTACTTTTGTATGACAATCACCTTCAATACCTTTTAAAAATGCTCTTTCAATTCTTGCTTGAGCAAAAGTTTTTTCATGATTGGCTTTTTTTACTATATCAATACTGCTAGAATCATTTTTTCTAGTTTGCAATGCAATTATTCCTTGTCCTACTGCTGGTATAATAGGTACTCTTATCCATGTGCGTCTAATATCTAGTGTTTGTAAACCAGCTTCAGCTAGTATAATGGCATCATATTCTTTGTTGTCAAGTTTTTCTAATCTAGTATCTATATTTCCTCTAATAGGTTTAATTTGAACACCTATGTTGCTATAGAGTTGTTTTAATTGTGCTTCTCTTCGCGGACTACTAGTGCCAACTGTAAATCCGTAACTTACTTTTCCTATCAAAACATCATGGGGGCTGTTTCTTTTTAGTGTTGCAGCTATTATTAAGTCGGGGTGTTCCGCACCAGGCATATCTTTTAAACTGTGTACAGCAACATCGATATCACCATTTAATAAACTAGTTTCAATTGCACTACAAAATACACCTTTGCCTCCTATTTCGTGGATAGGAGTATTAGGATTAAGATCTCCCTGAGTTTTTATTACAACAATTTCGGTATCACACGATAGTTCACTACACACACGGTTTGCATATGCAAGTGCTAAATCACTACCTCTTGAACCAATTTTTAATTTCATTCTATAATCTCAATGTCATTTGCATAACTTGTAAATCCGTTTTCTTTTACTACTCTCATTACATGATTTACACGACCTACTAGTTCATCTTTGTGCGATATGAGATAAACATTTTTATCTCTTTCTCTTCCCATTTTCTTTAGAACACCCAGTGCACCTTCAACACCTGCTGTGTCCATTCCACTATCAATTAGCTCATCAATGAATAACAAGTTGATATTTTGATATAAACTCTCCCAAACATCGCGAAATGCAAAGCTCATACCAAGTATTAGTCTATTACGCTCACCTCTTGATAGATTATCAAAGTCTAAATCTTGTCCTAATTGTGTAATTTCTACAGCAAGGTCATTTTGGAATACAACTTGATGTGGTAATCCTAATTTTACAATATAGTATGTAAGTCTATTGTTTAGATACGCTAAATTTTGTTCAATAATTTTCTTACGTATGAAACTATCTTTATTTGTAAGAAGTTTTAATAAGAATTCTTGATGTTCTTTAAAGTTTGTAAGTTCATTAACACTACTCCAATTAATTTCTTGTATAGCCGTTTTGTTAAGCTCGTCAATCTGTGCCTGATATGGATCAGATTCTTGTTGTTTTGAAGTAAGAGATTGTTTTAACCGATCAACATTTTGTCTATGTTCGTATGCTTCTTTAGCAGTTTCATAGAATGTACTGGGTTTACCGTTAATTTCGCCAATTTCTTTCAACGCATTCAAAACTTCAGAGCGTTTAGTGTCAATTTCACTAGCATATAACATTGCGTCATCAAGTTCTTTGGTTTTTCGATCTGCAATTTCTGCTTTTTTGTCTGCATGAAGTTCTTGTCCACAAGTATAACATCTAGCATCTTCAAGATTTGCGATATCTTTTTGTGCTTTTTCAACACTCTTAGTAGCACGTTGTAGTGCTGGCTCTAATGTACTTAATTCCTTTTTAAGAGCCATAATAGCATTGTTGTGTTCGGTCCAATTAGACAGTTTTTCATGTGCATCTAGTTCTGCATCAATGTCTAAATGTTCTAATTCGTCGATTCCTTTTGATAGTTTTTCTATATCTTTTTGTTGTTTTGCTTTCCAAGCACGTTGGGTTCCTTGTAAACTTTCGATAGTACTTTCAATTTTACTATTAGCAGTTTGTATAGCCTCAATTTTTAATGTTTCTTGGATAATTGCTTCTCTAGTTTGTTTTGTTTGTTCTTTTAACGATTCTGCTTTTTCGCTTAATATAGTAATACCTAGCAACTGTTCAATGATAGCACGTTGATCATTTTGTCGCATACTTAAGAAAGGTTCGGTATAAGTGTTTAACGCTACGATATGTTTAAACATATCGTGAGTCATACCTAGAAGCGTGTTTATAGATTCTTGTGTTTTTCTACTATCACCTTGTGATTCATCGGTCATCTCTTGTTCTTGATTGTTGATGTAAAACTTTAGTACATTAGGGCTGCGTCCTCTTTCAATCCGGTAATCAACTCCGTCTTTTTCAAAGTGGAGTGTAACTAACATTGCTTTGGAATTAGTCTTGTTTATAAGATTGTTGCGTTTAATGTTAGTAAGGGCAATACCATACAAAGCATAACTGAGAGCGTTTATGATAGTAGTTTTGCCTGTACCATTTCTTGATCCAGCGTCATCGCCGCCTTGATCGAGATTTTCACCTAGCACAAGTGTTAGTTGTTCTTTGTTAAAATCAACAGCTTGGGTTTGGTTACCCACACTCATAAAGTTTTTTACAGTTAAGTCTTTAATACGTATCATAGTTCGTTATAAATGTCCAGTAGCATCTTTTTGTTAAAATTTTCGGTGTCTAGTGCGGCAATTTCACCGCTAACAATTTGATCTACACTTTCAAACTGTTGTATATCTACATCTGTAGTAATTTCTTCCATTTGTTTTTGTGGAATAAGAGATAGTTCTCTACATTTGTATTGTGTAACAAATGTTTCTTTAATAAATGTTGCTTCCTCAAAAGAAATTGGAACATCTATAGTAACACGCAAATACATCTTTGGCTTTATAATTTTATCTGTTTCTTCGAGAAGTTGTTTTAATCCTATGGTCCTATATTTAGGACAGTTTTCCCAATTGATATATTGCGGTTCTTTATTATTTTCTCTATCAAGTATCATCATTCCGCGGTCGTCATCCCACGCATCAGCATAATTGTGCGGGAACGCATTACCTAGGTAGTGTACTTTACCTTGTTTTTGTCGCTTATGAAAATGACCACTAAAAACATATTCCTGATGTTCAAAGTGTGATGCCTGTAACTCGCCAGTATCGGGCATCTGTACCATAGCATTCATATAAAAACTTGGAAGTTCAAAGTGTCCAAACAAATATTTTGTTTTAATATTTTTTATTTTCTTCCATTCATCACCGACTAACCATGGAACAAGTGCTACATCATCTTCTTGATAGATTTTATCAATAAATGTTATTCCTGGAATATGTTTTGCAAACGCAGTAGAATTAACGTCACGCTTGTCTTTGTAATATAAGTCATGATTACCATCAAAGAAGTAAAACTTCTCAAACGCTTTTCCAAGTTTTTCCATACTACGGATAGTTGAATCCATAGTTGTTAAGTTTAGGCTATTTCTATTGTGATGCCAGTCACCGCAGAAGATACCAGTTTCGCAACCGTTAGCTTGTGCTTGTTCTATATACCAATCTATAAATTCTTCGCAATCTTCGTTATGAATTTTACTGTTACCTTTTAATCCTAAATGGATATCGGTAAAAACTGCTGCTTTTTTAAACAAAATTTAATCCTTAGTTTTGATTGTTGTATTATTATACAGTAAAATAATACACTTGTCAACTATTTTTTTTCTGATTCTCTCTTCATTTGTGCTTCCCATTCACCTTGGTGTTGTCTGGTGTAACTAGGATTTAAATGATTTATTTCTAGAATATCATCTCTAATGTTTTGATTACGCTTCTCTATGTTGATAACACGTACAAACGAGTTGGTAACTGCCGCGGTATAGTATGCAAACGGATTGTCAGACTTAGATTCATCAAATTGTAAGCCAATTTGTGATAATTGAAGGATTGCTTGTCCCTTCATTTCGTCATTATATGTATAACCTCTAACATTGCCTCTTGTGGCATAACGATCTACTAATTTTAACCACATATTTGCAAGTTTATTTGTAGCTTTTCCACCATCTAAACTAAACGAACCGTTTTCCATGCCGCCTTCCCAATGACTTTTCCCTACACATACTATTTCGTCATTTTCATTAAACTTGTAATGTTGAAATGGCGGAAAATTTAGTTTGATTTTTGTGTCTGCTACTGTTTTAGGATTCTTTTTGCGTCCAGGCTCTTCAGGAATATGATCATATGACATAATTCTAAAGATAAGTTCTTCTTTTGTTATCTTTTTATAGTCCACCTCGCAATCAGCTTGTTTAACCTTTTTGCCAGCTAACTTTGCTTGTTCAAATGCTTCTTGGCTGAGTCTTTTTGCTTTATTACGTTTTGCTTCTGCAATAGTTCTAATGTTTATTTTATCAATGCTAGGTAAAATCACATCGTACTGATTATACTCTGTATCTACATAACTACAAAAAGTAGCTTTCGATTTGTGTATCTCTTTTAAGATATCTTTGTTGTTTAAGTAATTGACTTTTCTCATAGGTTCTCCGATTAATAATACTTATTATAAACTACTACGTTAATAAAGTCAACTAAATACTTTATAACAAAGGAAGTTTTTTATGGCAATAACTGATAGCAATGGTAATCCAATAAACAGTGGTAGAGGAACACCTCCAAATCCTGCACAAATAGCAGAAAGAGCCGCAAATGCACGTAGTTCTTTAGATCCTGCTGCATCAATCGAAGCGTTTGCTGGTTCTGAAAATATTAAAGGACTAGCCGCGGGCGCAAAACAACGAGTTGAAGATTTTGTACAATCTACAGGATTTGGAAAAGCACTTAGATCTTTTGGACTTTTACCAGATGCCGAACCAGAAGATTTTGAATTTGTAAGTGCTACTAGCGGTGATGCAAATCCAGATTGGAGAGTCAAATTATCCTTACCTAAAAACTTTGCAGGAGGATCTATGTTAGGACCACTTTTTGAAACCGATGGTTTAGTGTGGCCTTATACTCCGCAAGTTTATATTACACATTCGGCTAATTACAGTCAGATACAGCCGGTTCATAGTAATTATCCTTTCTTTGCATATCAAAATTCTAAAGTGGATGCATTTAGTATTGTGGGAGACTTTTACGTTGAGAACAATTATGAAGGACAATACTGGCTTGCAGCTGTTCACTATTTAAGAAGTATTACAAAAATGGCATATGGTAGAACTAGTAATGTAGGTGCTCCTCCTCCTGTTGTAAGACTTAATGGTTATGGAGATTATGTTTTTAAAGATGTTCCGGTTATAGTACAAAGTTTTGCTATTGAACTAGGATCTGATGTAGATTATATCAAAGTACCAGGTTATGGACCGAATGGTGCTTGGGTTCCTACACGTAGTAATATTCAAGCAACAGTACAACCTATATACAGTAGACGTGCAGTTGAGTCATTTAGTTTAGACCAATTTGTTAAAGGTGGATATGTTGGTAGGGGTGGATTTATTTAATGGCAAAATATACAGCAAATAGTCCGTGGAAAGATACTAACACCAAAAATGGACAGTATCTTGATATATTAAAAATACGTCCGATCCCTGCAGAGTCAGATGACATTCCATATGTGATACAAGTACAATATACACATAGGCCGGATTTGCTTGCCTATGACTTATATGGAGACCATAAATTATGGTGGGTGTTTGCACAACGAAATATCAATACAATAAAAGATCCTATTTACGATTTTGAAGCAGGTACTGAGATATTCTTACCTAAAGGAGGCAATTTAAAAAGATTGCTAGGAATCTAAATGGCTAGACTAACTCCGCAAAACTTAATTGATAGGGCTACAAGAGCCGGCAAGTCCGTACAAGATTTTGCTGAGTCTACAGCCGGAAATGTTGCCAAGGCTTTTACTACTTCATCTAATATAAATGTTAATGCTATTGCAGATTCAATTGACGGCGCCCTCACTGATAAACTATCTGCAGCAGTAGACCCGCAGTTAAAAATACCTTTAGACTATAGAACACAACTACAATATGAAAATGCAGAATTGGCAAAGTTTCAAGATCTAATAGGAATAACAAGCACAAGCGGTCCTCCCTTTCCTAATGAATTAAGGGACTTTGCAAGTTATAATTATGTACTTGGCTTAGGGGTGTTGAATACCTATGAAGTTAATTTTCCAGATAAAACATATAGGCTTAGAGATCCAGAAATAATGATTACTAAATCAGGTGGTGGGTTACCTGGTAAAGCAACAACCATTTTTGAGAAAAAAGGGCGTATAGAATATTATATTGATGATTTTGAGACCAATGCAATTATTGGAAATAACACAAAAACTAAACAGACCAATGCAGTTTCAATTGACTTTAAGGTTACTGAACCTTTATCAATGGGCATGTTCTTACAAACACTTCAGGTTGCAGCTGTACAAGCAGAATACAAAAATTATCTTGAAGCACCGTATGTTATTACACTAGAATTTAAAGGATGGGACAATAACGGAAATTATATTTCTAGACCTAATCTGCGTAGGATATTCCCAATTAAAATAGTAAACATAGATTTTGATGTTACTGAAGGAGGAAGTGTTTATAATGTTAGAGCTATACCTTGGCACGAGCAAGGATTATCGGATCAGGTGCAAAGCATAAAAACAGATATTACCATTACCGGAAGAACAGTAGAAGAATTGCTTCAAAGCGGCGCCAAAAGTTTGATGGCAACTTTTAATGAGTACGAACAGAAAAAATTAGAGAAAGAGCAAGTAAAAGCAGTAGATGAATATGTTATTACTTTTCCTACACAACGAGCTTCAGCCCAAGAAGAACTTTTAGGACAGGATACAGAAGTTAGTAAAGCTACAACTAATCCTGAATTAAATGCAGGCGAAGGAGAGAAGCGTGAAATTACTGATGCAGAAAAATTAAAATTATATCAAAGCATCACAGGCAACGAAGATAGTAATGTTCCTGCAGATTTCGATGCAGAATTAAGTAAACTAGCAGGAATAGTTGTAAAAAGATCTGGTATAGGTGAAGCAGTAAGAGAAAATGCTCAAAATCCAGACAATATAAACGAAATAGGAAAATCAGATTTAATAGAATCATACCTCGACGGAGGAAAGCAACCGTTTGGAAGACCTAAGTTTGTTGAAGAAACCAAACAAACAGGAGGCCCTCCTAATCAAAACAAGACTATAGGTACAGGAGTATTTAAAAGAGGCAATATTACAATTAGTAACAAAGGCCGAGATTTAACATTTAAAAGCGGTACAAAAATACAAGATATAATAGAAGAAATAATAATACTAAGTGATTATGGTAGAAAAGTAGCAGAAGCCGAACCAGATAGTAATGGATTGGTAAATTGGTTCAAGATAGAAACTGATGTATACGATATCACTAATTATGAACAAATGGATTTAACCGGACAATTTCCAAAATTATATGTATTTAGAGTTGTGCCCTATAAAGTTCACATCAACAGATACATGCCTCCTACAAAAGCAAGTCCAGGAATAAAAGCATTAGAAAAACAGGCTTGTAAACAATATGATTATATATACACTGGACAAAACGATGATGTGTTAGAATTTAATCTTGAATTTGACAAAGCATTTTTTACAGCAATTATGCCATTCGGCGGCGAAAATAAAGCAGGAACAAAAGAAGAAAAAAGTCAAAGCCCTGGGGTATCGCCAGGCCATCCTGCATATAAACCTGTACCGGGAGATACAAACAATCTAAGTAACAGTGGCAACAGCACAACTAAAGAAGTTTCTAAACCAGGAGGCACTGGAAAAGGTGGCCTACCAGAACGCACAAAAGAATCTATTGCTAGAGATTTTAATGATGCTATTGTAAACAGTAATGTAGATTTAGTCACAGCAAATATGACTATATGGGGAGACCCTTATTTTATTACAGATAGTGGTATGGGAAATTATAATGCTGCTGAAACACCGATAATAAACATGACCAAAGATGGTACTATGGATTATCAAAGTAGTGAAGTTGACTTAATTTTAAATTTTAGAACTCCGTTAGATTACAACGAAGATGGTAGTATGGAATTTCCCGGAAATGGAACAAAGCCAGTTGGTGCATTTAGCGGATTATATCAGGTTATTTTCTGTATGTCTACGTTATCCGGAGGTGTATTTAATCAACAACTAAAATTAATTAGAAGACGTAATCAAGAAGGTAGGGATACTAACAGTGAACCTACTACACAAGATAACAAAATTTACACTGAGTATGCTGATGATGCAGCAGATGCAAATTCTAACCAAAGCAAAGGCGCATCAGATCAATTCGGCGGCAATGACCAAATATAGGATTATTAAATGAGTAGTAGGAATCAATTTACAAGGCAAAATCGGCCCGACTGGATGGAAGGCTCTGGACCTTATATAGGTAAGATTGTAAATCATCTAGATAGCGAATATATGGGAGCTATCGAAGTAGAAATATTAAAATTAAATGATGCTGGTAATCCTGAAGGCGGGAGCGGATACCTACTCCCCTGTTATTATGTAAGTCCTTTTTACGGCGTTACACCTAGAGATGGAGTAAAACCTAATCCTGGTTTTGACAACACACAAAAAAGTTATGGAATGTGGGCCATACCACCGGACGTAGGAACTAAGGTGGTTGTCCTTGCAATGGAAGAAAGTTACGGATTCGGATACTGGATTGGTTGTGTACAAGACAAATATATGAATTTTATGCTTCCTGGAAGAGCATCTACCACATTTAATAGCGAAGATTCTACAACACCAAAGCCAGTGGGAGAATATAACAAAGCATTAGAAACTGCAACTGGTAGAGATCCTACCAAATACATTAAGCCTTGTGATATGGATAGTTGCAATGTATTAGATACACAAGGTTTGTCAGGAGATAGTATACGTGGTACAACCACTACCAGTGCTAGACGAGAAGTTCCTAGTATGGTTTTTGGTTGGAGTACTCCAGGACCTGCTGATAGACGTCAAGGAAAACCTACAGCAAATTACGGAGAAAATTTTGGTAGAAGCCAAGTTCCTTTTAACAGATTAGGGGGAACTACATTTGTAATGGATGATGGTGATCCTATGTTACTAAGAAAAACTCCTGCAAGCGGACCAAAAGCGGGACCGCCTGAATATTCAAGCGTTGAAAAAAATGAAGTAGGTGATGTTACGTTGCCCCACAACGAACTAACAAGATGGCGCACCAGAACAGGACATCAAATCCTTATGCATAATACTGAAGATTTAATCTATATAGGAAACGCAAAAGGATCTACATGGATAGAAATGACAGCTGGAGGAAAGATTGATATATTTGCTAATGATAGTGTTAGTGTTCACACAAAAAATGATCTAAATATAACAGCAGATAGAGATATTATAATGAGCGCAGGTAGAAACATTTGTCTTAAAGCAGGCAAGGATGGAAGAATATCTGCAAAAAATACTCATATCAATGCAACCCAAACACACACAGAAACTGCACCAGATGCTATTCATATGAATGGCCCAACTGCTACACCTGCTTATACACCTTTGAGAACTCCTCAACACGAGCCTTGGTTTGGACATGAAAATCTTAATCCTGTTGAATTTACACCATCAAAGACAGATAGAGAAAATCCAGAAAACACTATTGTAGAAGTTGATAAAAGCGGAAATGATTACAAAAACAATTTTGAAGCAGAATACAAAAAAGTAGCAGACACATTCCGTAAAGGAAGGTAAGGTAAATACGATATGAGCAATTTAGAAAAGCAACTTTATAAACAAATTAGTGTTCCAGGTAAAAAGAGTAAAAGCACATCTGCACCGGGTTCACGTACTTATAGAGGTATTAGTACAGTAAATGAAGGAAATTCATCTAAGGTATTATATGATCTTTCATTAATAAAACAGGATATTTTAAACCATTTTCATATACGACAGGGTGAAAAATTAAGTGATCCAGAATTTGGAACTATTATATGGGACGCACTTTTTGAACCTTTTACTGGCGATATGAAAAATGCTATTATTGAAAATGTGTCAAACATTGTTAATTATGATCCAAGAGTAAAAGTTAACAATGTAATAGTTGATCAGTACGAAAGTGGCCTACAAATAGAAGTGAGTCTTACGTATCTTCCTTATAATATTTCAGAAAACATGAAATTAACATTTGATCAAAACAATGGCTTTTTGAATACATAATAATATACGCATATTACTCAATAAGCTAAATACTGTATAGAAGGAAGAGCCATGTCGTCAACAGATAGACAAAATAGATTATTAGTAGCTGAAGATTGGAAACGCATTTATCAGTCGTATAAAAATGCAGATTTCCAAAGTTATGATTTCGACAATTTACGTCGGACAATGATCTCGTATCTAAGAGAAAATTATCCAGAAGATTTTAACGATTATATTGAAAGTTCCGAATACCTTGCTATTATAGATCTGATTGCATTTTTAGGACAAAATTTAGCATTTAGAGTTGACTTAAATGCTCGAGAAAATTTTCTAGAAACAGCAGAACGCAGAGAAAGTGTGCTACGTCTTGCAAGATTGTTATCCTATAACCCAAAAAGAAATATTGCTGCAAACGGCTTGCTAAAGATTGAAAGTGTAAGCACAACAGAAACAATTTTTGACAGTAACAATAATAATTTAGAAAACCAAACAATTTTATGGAATGATCCTTCTAATCCAGACTGGAATGAGCAATTTACAAAGGTGCTAAATGCAGCACTTCCAGTAAACGGAACATTTGGCAGACCTGTCAAAAAAGAAAATGTAAATGGAATTCCTACTGAACAATATAGATTTAACAGTACAAATTCAGATGTCCCTGCTTTTAGTTTTTCCAAATCAGTAGACGGATCTACTACAAGGTTTGAAATAGTTTCGACTGATATATCCGACGGTATTATTTTAGAAGAAGCACCTTTTCCAGGAAACAACTTTGCATTCTTATATAGAGATGATGGCCGTGGCCCAGCAAGTAGTAACACAGGATTTTTCTGTCATTTCCGTCAAGGTACCTTAGACCAAGGAACATTTAATGTAAGTAATCCAAGCACTAATCAGACAGTTGCAGTTGATGCAACAAATGTTAATAATACTGATTTATGGCTTTACAAATTAGATAGTTTTGGAAGAGAAATTGAACAATGGACAAAGGTTGAAGCAACAGAAGGTAACAATGTTATCTACAACAGCCTTTCAAAGAATATTCGAAATATTTTTAGTGTATTAACTAGAATCGATGATAGAGTAAGTTTAATATTTTCAGACGGCGTGTTCGGAAATTTACCGCAAGGAAATTTTAGAGTTTATTATAGAACAAGTAAAAATGCAAGACTTGTAGTTGACCCTAAAGATATGCGTGGCATTAGTATTGATATTTCCTATGCTTCAAAAGTGGGAAAAATAGAAACAATTAGTATTACATATAGCCTACAAAGCACAGTAGATAATGCAACAGTTTCTGAAACTAATGCTAATATACGTCAACGTGCCCCTGCAACTTATTATACACAAAATAGATTAGTGACAGCTGAAGATTACCAAATTGGACCGTTAAGTATTAGTCAAGAAGTTATAAAAACTAAATCTGTAAATAGGATTGCAAGCGGAATAAGTAGATATTTTGATTTATTAGATGCAACAGGAAAATATAGTAAAACTAATTTATTTGGTACTGACGGAATTATTTACAAAGAAATTATTACAAATAAAAATAAGTTTACATTTTTAACACAGACTGATGTGTCCGGTGTAATACTTAATAATATAGAACCTATATTATCTAGTAAGGCAATGAGAAATTATTACTTTGTAAAATTTCCTAAAGTTGATACAAACGATTTAAATATAACTTGGGTCAAGTCAAGTTCCGATACAAATATAAGCACCGGATATTTACAAAACGTAAATGGTATAAAACAATTATTAGGAACATTCACAACAAGCATACTTAAATTAATACGTCCCGGTACTAGTTTAAAATTTATTGCACCAACCGGAAAGCATTTCATGCCAGACGGAACTTTAATGGACGGCGCTGCTGATCATCTCAATTCAAGATCTTATAAATGGGTTAAGGTTATAAGCGTAGAAGGAAATGGCACAGTTGTTTCAGATACAGGTACAGGTCCTGTAGTATTCAATGATGTAATACCTAGTACAGCAAAACTTGTAGAAATAAAACCTTTCCTTGCTCAGAACTTAGAAGCAGATGTCAAAATACAACTTATTGATCAAATATTTGCATACAAAACATTTGGACTAAGATTTGACATCAATTTAGGACAATGGCGTGTAATAACAGAAAATAATCTAAATGCGAATGGAGCATTTAATACTGGTAAAACTGGCGATAATACAAATCAACAATTAGATGCTAGTTGGTTACTCAAATTTACAAATGACGGCGAGACGTATACTATTGAATCAAAAGGAAGTAGATATGTTTTTGAAAGCGACCAAGAAATAAGATTTTACTTTGATAGCAGCGATAAAATTTATAATAGTCTTACTGGCAAAATTGTGAAAGATAAGATTACAGTTTTAAATAATAACAATAAGCCAGATAGCGTTAATAGTTTTACAGTGGATATGGATTGGGAAATAACCCAAGAATATAGAGATACAGAAGGATATGTAAATAGCAAAAAAGTTGAAGTAACATTTTTTGACAATGATGATGACGGAGTAGTCGATGATCCAGAAATATTTGATGTAATAGTAGACGAAAATACCAATCCAGCAACAAAATACATATTTCAGAAAAAAATAACTACTACTGACGGTGTTGATGATTATAATTATGTTGATAACAGTATAGAAAATATTATTACAAAACAGAATATAGACGAAGTAGGAGCATTAAGTTCATATACTGATAATCAAATATTTTATTTTATAGATAGCGGAGTCTTTAATAGATATAATTCTAGCATAGGTAGGTTAGAACTTGTAACAAATTACAGAGCTCATATTGGAAGAGATAAAATAAAATTTCAGTACATACATGCGGCTGACGATAATACACGTATAGATCCTAGTTCAAGTAATATAATAGATACATATTTGTTAACAAGATCTTATGATACGCAATTTAGACAATATATTGACGGCACTATTACAACCAAGCCGTTATCACCTTCTAGTGATAGCTTATTCCAATCTTATGGAGCGGAAATTAATAAAATAAAATCTTTAAGTGACGAAGTAATATATCATCCAGTAAAATATAAAATATTATTTGGGAATAAAGCTAATTTAGATTTACAAGCATCTTTTAAAATTGTTAAAAATCCTGATCTAGTTTTAAATGACAATGATATAAAAAGTAGAGTAATTAGTGCAATAAATCAATTCTTTGCATTAGAGAATTGGGAGTTTGGAGAAACATTTTACTTCTCAGAATTATCGACTTATGTAATGAATGAATTAGCACCCGATATAGTTACATTTTTAATTGTGCCTGCACAAGTATCACAGTCTTTTGGCGCACTATACGAAATAAAATCCGAAGTAGACGAAGTGTTTATTAGTGCTGCAACAGTAGATAATTTAGACATTATTGATGCTGTAACAGCAACAAAAATTAGTGCAGCAGGATCAATAGAAACAAGCAGCACACGTACAAATACCGGTATTCAAAGTTCAAACTATATAGCAACAAGTAGTACAGATACTTCAGCAAGTTCAAGTAGCTCAAGTAGCACTAGTAGCTCAGGCAGTTCAGGCAGTTCAGGCAGTGGCGGAGGAGGCTACTAATGGCTTACGACAATAATCAAAATGAATCACCGCTTCCAGCTGGTAACAACAGTATACGCAGAAGAAGCCAAGATCATTTGCCTCGGTATTTTAGAACACCGTACAATACAAAGTTCTTATCTAGTACATTAGATCAACTTATACAACCTGGTGTTGCCGAAAAATTAAATGGCTATCTCGGTCGTAAAGTAAGCAAAGCATTTATACCTACAGACAATTATATTGGCGGGG